AGGATGTGACCCGAAATCTAAAGCTGTAACATAATTGATTTTAAAATATCTAATAGCGAATTCTAATCTAGCTGCATGAGTACCGTAAACGGTCTTCGGAACAGCATAAGGAGATGAATTAGCAAGAAGTTTTTTAAATCGCTTCCTGCTTAAACCAGTACACCGTGAAAGTACACTGCGAGAATACCCGTAAGCCGTATCAAAACGAATACAAGAACCATCATGTTTAATCCAATTAAATTTATGAATTTGAATCTGTTCAGGCCATGGACGTCGTAAAGGTACTGGATTAACTCCATACAATTCAGCAATAAATTCATTAGTAGGAACTGTAGGTACAGGTCCTATAATGTCAATACGCTTCCATGGACCTTTCTTCTTCATCCTTTCGTCAATAAAAACTTCTTCAACACCATAATCATCTCTTAATCTCTTTAGTAGATCTATACAAATATCACGAACACTTTTACAAAAAGGATTGTCAAGTAAATGACCTAAACACCTTTCAGCAGCAACCTTAGAATCAAGAACTTCTCTGAAACCAGGATTCATTTCCTCAGGCATCAATAATCTTGAATGAGTCTCAATAGGAGGTCTAAAAACAAAATACTCGCCATCACGATAATGAACATATTTACACAAAAAATCAACATCACCCAAGTAAACAGACGAATGAATGGTTCCAACAATACAACCAAACCTTAAATATTCATCAATGATCATCTGATCAGTGATGTCATCAGGTACAAGCATAAAATTATCATCACCATATAATTTATGTAAAATAACCTTACCAAATCTCCCTTCCATTCCAAAGAAAATTAATTTGTGGATTAAAGTATTATCATTAGCAGTACTTGCCCATCCGCTTTTCATACCTTGAAACAATTTAAATAAATGACCGTTGGGAAACAAAACACTTGCTTCGACCATATCATCAAAAATTGCTAAAAATTTTTCAGCATCAGAACCTTTAACACCAGATTCATACAATAACCAATCATAAAAATTTCTCAATTCATTCAAAAGTTTCGGATGCAAATAAGCATCCCAACTTTTAATATCAACAGAAACATATCTATAACCATCAGGAGCATAACCTTTGTCAGCTTTAAAATAGTTAGCAAATTTCTTTGCGCCACCATACATCCAAGAGCTGCCCACTGCACACCAGTCAAGACAATCATTCATGAAATGAGCGACAGGTTGTACAACCAACATAGCGATTAACATTGGTGAAAACCCTGCGTACATAATCAATCTACCTTTGTCTTTAGACTTGGTTTGTGAAATAAGCTTAGCTCTTCCTGTAGAAAACCAACAATGATCAAACATAAAAGAAGTAAAAGATAAATCGTCATCAAACATGTCTCTTGCTTGCAAAACAGCTTCTTCATAACAATCCCGACGTTTAACGCCAGCTTTGTGAGGATAACCTGCTGCAGAAGTAAGGTCAATGTTTAAATCGTCAAATCTTCTGTACTTAACAAAATTGAATAATTTACCTTTAAGATTGGAAAAACCATCTTGATCAATAAATTCTTTTTTTAACTTAGACAATGCTTTATCAAGTTCATCGTCAGTTGCTTTAAATTCTTTTCTTACACTAAATTCAGCTAAATGATCTAATCGTAAATCCAAATCTGGATTCACTCGCCTATAAGTGGAAAAAGCTTCAACAGAAACCTTAGGATAAAACCTATCATAAAAATGTTTTATGAAAAAATCGACTGGGTATCGTACACCTGATACATTAGGGATTTGCATCCCATGTGAACCTAAATAAGGTACTTTTCCAGATTCAATAAAATCTTTAAAAACATCTTTGGCTTTCCTTAAGAAACCATCAGATTTATACAAATCAGTGTCATTAATGATCTCAATCTTTAAACTCTTAAAAAAAGGTAAAAAGAAAAATGACCATTTACAACATGAAAATAAAAAATCAATAATTGAAAATCTAATTCCTAACTCATAAGCTGCACATCTAGTGAAATATAGTAAATAAAGTATAAATACACAACTGAAGAATAAATTTGAAAATAACATTTGTATATGCAACTCCGTTGTAAACGAAATCACATAGCTGTTAACGAGGTCTGTTACAGCTTTGCCCCGGGAAAAATCTCCATTATTGTCTGTTTTCGACATAACTTTATATGATACCTTGTATACCATACAAGTCTAGTCAATAATA